GGTGGCGGTGGTGGTGCTGGTGGTTTAACGACTTTGACTTCTCAATCAATTAGTAGTAATAGATCTATCACTATTGGTGCAGGTGGTGTTGGCGGTACTAGCTCAGGTCAAAAAGGCAGCTCAGGATCTAACACTGTTTTTAATGCTACAACTGCAACAGGTGGCGGCGGTGGTGCTGGTAACGGCGGAAACAACACTGGTCTCAATGGTGGTTCTGGCGGTGGCGGCGGTCACCCGTCAAGCGGTGCAGCAGGCACAGGTTCACAGGGAAGTAACGGTGGATCTGGATCAGGTTCAGCGGCAGGCGGTGGCGGTGGTGCTGGTTCAGTAGGTGTCGCAGCAGTTAGCGATCAAGGTGGAGCAGGTGGAGCAGGATCTAACACCTATGCAACATGGGCAACAGCAACATCAACAGGTGTCAGCGGTTTTTATGCAGGCGGAGCAGGTGGTGGTTCTGTTAATGCTGGCATTGCCTCTAATGGTGGTTCTGGTGGTGGCGGTAAAGGTGGAACTGATGGTGCAGCTGCAACTAATGGAACTGCTAACACAGGTTCAGGTGGCGGTGGAACTGGTCAAGCTCTTGATTATGACGGCGGAGATGGCGGTTCTGGAATTGTTATTGTGAGGTATCCAGTATGAGTCATTGGGCAGAGATTGATGAGAATAACATTGTTATCCGTGTTCTTGTAGGCAACAACAATGAGCCAGATGAGGGTGAAGCTTTTATGCAATCACTCGGTGGAAGGTGGGTCAAAACTTCCTACAATGGAAACATAAGATTTAATTATGCAGGCATCGGCTACACATACGATCCTATAGATGATGCGTTTATTGCACCAATGCCTGAATGTGGACATGATGAACTATTACTTAACAACTTCAAGCGATGGCAATGTGCAACCTGTGAAGCCGCGTTTAAGTAAAGCTGCTATCCAGTTACGAGAGCAGATAGATGACTCGTTCCCAGATCGTGACCGCACATCGGATGGTTGGATCGGTGATACCCGACACGCTGCTCGCAAGTCTGATCATAATCCAGATGTGCAGGGCTGGGTTCGTGCCATCGATGTCGATCGTGACTTATTCAAGGGATCAAAGCCAGACATTATGGGCGATCTTGCAGATCAGCTTCGTGCCTTATCAAAGTCAAAAGCAGACACGCGTATTGCTTACATCATCTTTGATGGGTTCATCTGCTCCAAGATCCTTAACTGGAAGTGGCGCAAATACACAGGGGCTAACAAACATGTTAAGCACTGCCATGTTAGCTTTAAGAAAGAAGCTGATAATGATGGGGCTTTTTTTCAAGTATCTATGTTAGGCGGACAATAATGAACATGAAGCACCCAGCAGTAATCTCAATCGGAGCCTTCCTTGCAGTATGGGGCACTACATCGAACTTCTCTCTAGACTATCGCCACATTCTAGGCGCAGTAGTTGCAGGAGTGTTCGGGTATGCGAGTCCTAAAAAGTGAGCCAAACAGATTTCTTTAGCCTTTACATAAGCACCTTGCTAGTCATTGGTGGTCTTGCAGGCTATGTCATTACTCATCTGCTCTCAGAGATTAAGCGACTCAATCAGCGTGTCGATGAGATCTATAACATACTTCTAGAGCGATAATTTTGTTATGGCAAGAAAAGCAACTAAGAATCTAGTTGAGCAAGATTACTCAGCTCTCGATGCTTACTGCATTGGGATGTACGAGTTTGCTCAATCTCTAAAGCGAGCAGGCTTTGATGAAGAGACTGTGCTTGGCATCATCGTGGAGCGATCAGCCTATCCTGCATGGATCTTGCCAGATCCTATAGAGCCAGAACGCTTTGGTGACTATGAAGATGAGGATGACGATTAAGCGAATCGTTGTTGTATCGGACTTACAAGTTCCTTACCATGACAGAATTGCTACTCGTAACCTTGCAAGCTTCATCACAAAGTTTAAGCCAGATCAAGTAGTCACCATAGGCGATGAGATTGACCTACCACAGATAAGCAAGTGGGAAGAGGGTCGCATGGGCAGTTATGCCCAGACCCTAGACGATGATCGCAATGAGGCTGTGCAGCTACTCTGGGAATTGGGCGTTACAGATTGCATTCGCAGTAATCACACGGATCGCTTGTATAACATCATCATGGCTAAAGTGCCTGCCTTCGGTGCGTTGCCAGAGCTTCGCTTTGAGAAGTTTATGAAGTTTGATGAGCTAGGCATTACCTTCCACAAGAACCCTATGCCTATTGCTCCTAACTGGATTGCAGTTCATGGAGATCACACACCAATCAAGCCACAAGGGGGTCTATCAGCCCTAGAAGCAGCCCGTAGGCATGGTAAGAATGTCATCTCAGGTCATACACACAGAGCAGGCAGATCGGCCTTCTCAGAGGCCTCTGGAGGCCGTATAGGCCGTGTTTTGCATGGTGTTGAGGTAGGCAATCTCATGGACTTCAAGCAAGCGCATTACACAAAAGGCTCAGCCAACTGGCAACAGGCTTTTGCCATCATGTATGTGCATGGATCTAAGGTTCAGGTTGATCTAATCAACATTGAGAAGGATGGCACATTCATTGTGTCTGGAAAGTCCTACGGCAGACCTAGATAATCGTTATCGTTTCGTTACCTAAATGTGCGTGACATTGTCAGATAGGCGTGAGACTCTAAGTCTGTAAGCAGTCAAGGGCACTGCTACAGATAGGTACACAATGATTAACTCAGTAGTAATTATAGGAATGATTGGATTGCTTTTGATTTCCAATGTTCTATGGTATTCACAAGGCTTTAAGGATGGTCGTAGAGAAGGCTGGCACAAGGCTCGTAATCTAGGCCGCAGCTTGGCCGATAAATGAGAGCCAATGAAATCTTACTAACAGCCACCGACACAATCAGAGATCGTGGGCTTCAGTATGGACATCCTGCCGACAACCTAGAACACACAGCCATGTTGCTCAGTGCATACTTAGAGATGCCGATTCACGATTATCAGGTGGCAGGCATTATGGTGTTAGTTAAATTGGCTAGGACAAATCAATCTGCTCAGCACATAGACAACTGGATTGATCTATGCAGCTATGGCGCACTGGCTGGACAACTAGCCACAGAGGAGAACGAACTTTATGTTTAATTTAGCCGATTACGAGACAGTCGAGGTGAGACTTGAAAAGTTTATTAAGGATTATCCAGATTTTCGCATTGCAACAGAGCTGGAAGTGGTGGAAAGCAATCGATACATTGTTAAAGCGTATCTATTTAAGGTTTCTAGCGATAGTGCCGCGTTTTCAACAGGACTCGCTGAGGAAAAGGTTGCTGATCGCGGCGTTAATCAGACTTCTGCATTGGAGAATTGTGAGACATCGGCAATTGGCAGAGCGCTTGCAAATGCAGGTTATGCAGCTAAAGGAAAGCGCCCTAGCCGAGAGGAAATGAGCAAGGTAGTAGCACAAAAGCCTGTCAAGCCTGCTGTTGCAGATGTGCAGGATTATTGGACTACTCCAGTCAATGAATACATAAAGGTAGTAGATGCTCCAGTAACGCTAGAAAAGGCAATGGAGAATGTCAGTGCAATCATTGGCACAGGCGAAGCACAAGAAGCACCATCATGCGAGCATGGACACATGCAATGGCGTGAAGGCGAGAAGAACGGCAAAGCCTGGGGTGGGTATTTTTGCAATACAGCAATCTCATCAGCTCATAGATGCCCGACTAAATGGTATAACCTCGGATCAGACGGAAAGTTCGTAGCACAGAAAGCGAGAGTATAATGGGACATGTAGGGATTAAGATCAATGGTGAATGGCTTGACCTTATGTCAGCCTTTATCGCTTGTCAGCTGTGCAATGAACCAGTTCAGATCCGTGAGCTAGAAAATATCTCATCTGACTCAGTCAATGGCATTGTTATTTGGCAATGTGGTAAATGCACAGCAGTCAATGGCTAGTCAAGCAAGAAAGCAGAGGGGTTTCCGGACAGAGCGTGTTGTAGCTGAGTACCTATCGACTCAGTGGGCAGGCGCATGTGTGGGAAGGGGTAGTGGCAAGGATATTGTTAATGTGCCGTTTGATGTTGAGGTTAAAGCCCGCGCTGGATTTCAACCGCTTGCATACATTAAACAGTTAAAGGCTCGGACATCTATTTCGGGGGAATTAGGATTCGGAGTCATACGGCTAAATGGGCAAGGAGAAGATGCAGCGGAG